CAGTAATCGGATCAACTCTGATTACATCAGGTTTACTTGTAATTAATTCTATTGGCTGCCTTATTACTATAGTTTGTACACCACCATTGGTGTTGCCGATATTACCATTTTCTCCTTCTTTCTTTTTCTTCTTTGCTCCTTGTGCTGCATTAACACTAATACCTAATCCTCCCAAAATTGAACCCAAAAGACCAGCCGCAAAAGTGCTATCCACACGAGGTTGATCTGGAATTTCTACGCCAAAAAGTTTACTTGGTAATTTAATATATCCAAGTGACAAAACTAACAAGCACCAAAGTAAAATAAATCCTTGTGCAAAAGTAGAAATTAAAAAAGTAATTTTTTCCTGATAGTCAGGTTTATCATCATCTAATTGCTTTTTATTTTCGATTGTTTTATCTGCCATAACTTGTTTTATTAGTCATACTAGACATAATTACGAATTTAAGCAAATGCCAGAGGTTTACGGAGCGTTAATCGGAGCATCAGCTACCGCTTTTCTTATGGTTTTATCTAATATGAGTAATCGAAGGGAAAGAGATATTAGAGAATTATTTAATAGAATAAATCAACTAGAAAAGGTGGTAAGTAGGATAGAAGGCCAAAACCGCTAATGTTTGGTATGTTTGGAATAGATAACATACACAAATGGTAAAGTTTTTAAAACCTCTGTTACTGAAGTTTCTTTCTACGTCAGCTTGCAAGCAGTTAGTTGTGGACTTGTTACGAGCCATCTGCAAGCAAACATCTAATGATGTTGATGACCAAGCAGTAGATTTTTTAGAGCAGCAATTATTCCCAGGTAAACCTATATCATCTTTACCACGATGAAAGATGACGGGTTTATGAAAATGATTAATAGTAAATTACCTCCCGAAGCAGAACTATTAATAGAAATAAGGTGTAGAGAGATAATGGCCTGTAAAGATACAGACCAAGTAAAAGCATTTTGCATAGACCTTATGAAAAATCATGCAAGAACCGAAAATGTATTATCTAACGCAATGATGCGTGTAGTAGAACTGGAAGCAACACTATCTGCTATAAAAGCATCTATAAGAAAACCAATAAATCCTATAAAGAAGTTTTTTCACATCTCCTAATCTTTTTCTAATTCACTAATTCGTTTATTGATAGCATCATATCGAACACAATATTCCTTCATCTCTAAATTATTAAACCAGAATTGATTTTGTAGTTCCGCTAACTGCTGTAAATAATTTTCTATCAAGTCTCTGTTATCCATATTATTTTAGGATATTGCTCGTATTAATGTATGCTGTGCGTGTTCACTTGATTTATTATCGTTCCATAGAATCTCGTAATAGTAACTTGATGTACCTTTTCGGTTTTGTTTAAGTAAAACTTCTTTTACTCTGCCGTATCTTTTTATAAAATCTTCGGTTGAAGAAAATAAAGTCTTTCTGAGAACTCTGTCCCCAACTTCAAAGCGTTGACCTACTAAATATTTTTGTGTCACTTCTTTGAACTAGGCTTACGACCATCAATACGTCTTTGGACCGATTCTCGCCACATCAATTCGTCTTTAGCTTCAGCAATTTTATATTCAGAACTGGGAAATTCACGCTCCAAAGCTTCGTAGGCTACTTCTCTAACCCAGGCAGTACCCTTTATACCTTTCTTTTCGGCTGATTTTTCTATAAGTTCAGCCCTGTTTGGGTCGATGAGAACTTGATAATAACTTTTGTTTCCGTGTCTTAGAGCCATTTACAATGTTGTTCTTGTACTACTCTACCACCAAAAAGGTAAATCGGCTTTTTCCATCTGCTTTTTTACATAGTTTTTTCTTGCTTGACTACGTTGTTTAGTCTTACCAACACGAACTTCTCTAGCTTTCTTCAAAAATTCTATGACACTAGCCAAATCTTTTGAAGTTGCATTAGGAATCTGTTTGTACAGATCCTTCATTAGTTCTGTTCTTATATTCTTCTGCATAAGCTACGGGCATTACATCAATAAGTGTTTTGTAGTATTGTACTCCAAGCTGTTTATTGTGCTTGGAGATATACCATCCGTTTTCGTTTTTACAAATACCAATCATTTTTTACTCCATAATTTAATTAGTTGTTCAAGCTCTTCGATACGTTTACGAGCAGCTTCAATCTTTTGTTGTTTGGTCATTTATCTACAAACTCCCAATCAATAATTCTTTTACCTTTTTTATAAATTAAAGATGTTGCCATTTTGAATTTCTTAATATTAACCTTTTCATTCTTTTTACCATTACTTAGTTTTTTACCTTCTCCAGAACCAATCCAGCAACACCCTGCCACAATAACGTCATTAAGATCACGATATTCCTGTGGTGTACAAATAATTTTCATTAGTGTACTTCACTCCATTTGTTTCCAATAGATACTTCTGCTAATGCAGGGATCTCACCTAACCATTTTGCTTCAGCTTTTTCCATTGTAGTTTTAAGAATTTGAGCCCACTCATCTGCAATATCTTCCTTAACTAAAAGAAGCAATTCATCATGCACGGCTGCTGCAATCCTTACTTTATCCTCACCAGCTTCCTTAACTTGTGTCCATAAATTACCCAACGCACATTTAAGTATCGCTGCACCAGCACCTTGTATGGGCGTGTTACATCTAACAGTTACACGGTTAAGATCACCTTTAAGAAACCTACGCATATTAGAAACAGGAATCCTAGTCTCAGGCCACTCATCTCCATTGGTATCACGAGCCAAGTAATTCATTTCTCTTTGCCAACTTCTAATACCACTATATGTATTAAGCCAGTTATCTCTAATCTTTATAGCCTCACTCGATGACATAATTACGCCACTGCTACCTGCATATTTTCTCAAGCCTTCTGCACCTGCACCGTATAGTAAACCAAAGTTTGCAGACTTAGCTATCTGTCTATCACAACCCATCTGTTTTGCTGTGTAGTCATGTAAGTCATCGCCACGCTTAAATGCTTCTGTCATGTTCTTATCTCTGGCTAAAGCAGCAGCAAGACGTAACTCCATCTGTGAAAAGTCAGCATCAACTATCTTCCAACCTTCAGGAGCTTGTACACATTGTCTGAACTCAGAATCTCTAGGAATCTGCTGATTATTAGGCTTGATACTGGACATTCTTCCTGTATCTGCACCCAACTGCATATATGAGGCTCTTACATATCCATCGGTGGACATTTTATCTAATATACTCTCAACCATTTGCCTACGTTTTTCTCTACGCTTCCAAGTCATAAGTGTTTGGATCGTAGGAGAATCAGCAGCACAATTCTTCAGAGCATCTTTCGCAACACTAGGTTTACCATCATTATTAACTGGAGTGTAACCAAGTATTAATTCAAGTTTTTCTAGTAGTTGTTTAGAGCTTTTTATATTAAATCCTGCATACTGTTTAGTACCTAACCTTACTGAACCTTGGTCTTTCGCACGTAAATTAACTGAACCATCTTCATTTCTAGGTAACTTCTTTCCAACTGGTAGGTCATTATCCAGTTCTCTGATAAATTCATTACCCAGTTCTTTAATGTCATCCTCGTAATCTGTACGACATTGCTCTAGTTCTTCTTTATTCCAGGGTAGTCCTATCCTCCACATCTGGGCCATAGCTGGAAGTGCTCTACATTCCAATTTATATGCTCTGTTAAGCTGTGCATTTCTTATTTTTTGATCTAATACTTGGTCTAACTCCAATAGTACTTCAATGTCTTTTGCTGCATATTCAAGCTGTTCCTTAGATAGTGTCTCTAAACTCCAATTAGATTTCTGCTGTTCTTTAGATACTTCTATATTTAGCTGTCTTTTAGCTAGTGCATCCAGACCGTGTTTAGTCTGTGGAATACCGTTGGTCAGTAGTCTGCTGGCTATCATGCTGCATCTAACAGAACCATTTATATGTATGCCTTGTTCCTGTAACCATGCTATATCAAACACAGCATTGTGAGCTAACCAGAATCTATTGGTACTACTGAAGAAATCTTCTAAATAGTTCCAATCACTTTTCTCTAATTCAAAGCAATCAATCACCACTATGGTTCGTGATGAATAACAACCCAACTGAATGAGCCTTAGTTTGCCCTCTTCTGGTTGTAACTGTAAAGTTTCTGTATCAAATGCCAGACTGTGTGCTGTCTGTAATCTTTTTAATTCTTGTATTCCGTAATAAACAGAATAAGTTTGTTTTGTCATTGTTGAGGTCATGGAAGAACCTATAAATATGTTCTGTTACTGTAGCACAGTAGTTTAATTAGTCCAACTTTTTAACTTTCTTTGTAGTATTCGTACGTTTTCCTGTGTGCAAATTGCAACATCTAGTCCACAACCAACAGCTTCTAATACCTGACAATGAAAGTATTCTTTATCCCAATAATCAATTTCATTAACTTTTATTGCTCTACCGTATCCATCATATTCTGTAAATCGCACGGTAGCTAACGGGCTATTTTCAAACTTTGGAACTTGATAAATAACCACATCTATACTTTTTCTATTCACGGTCTATTAATGTATTGGAATTGAGGAGGTAAAGGGTATCCATTTTGTTCTATATAAACTTTAGCTACAAAAGGATGATAAGTATTAACTGTAGAATACACCGCATTAGTCTCGGCATCAGTCTTTTTAGTAGGTATTCCGAGTCTTAATGATATATTTGTTAACTCAATTCCTATTGGTTTAGTAGTTGGAATATCTGTTTTTAAACCTAAAATTTTAGCCAAAGAATTTGCAGTTACTCTACCCTGATTGACTTTTAAAGTTCTGTTATCTTCATGTAGATATTTTAAAGTCTCTGCCATACTATCTATCTTTTTATCTCTAATCTTATTATCATTATTTATTTTTTTAACTATTTTAAATAATGATAATTGTGATTCTTGTAAAGATTTTTGAGCTTGCAAGAACAGATTATCATTATCATCGTTAGCTTCAAAAGTGGTTAAATTAGACATTTTAGTTTTTCTATAAAGCTGATAATTAGGTTAATACAATATTACTTAAATGTC